TGCAATTCGCCCTGCGAAGCCATGAGTGCCGCCAGCCAGCAGCAGTTTTTCCAGCCCTCCAGAGTAGGCTCCAGAACGTGGGTGGCGCCGAGAATGTCGGCGGTATAGCCGAACTTATCATAAATAGTGAAAAGCGCTTCCGCCGTGAACGACAAGGCGTAAGTCTTTCCGTTAAAATCAAAATCAATATGTTTCATGTTTCCTCACAATCCGCGTTCGTCCATGAGCTTCGAAAATTCTGCTTCCATGGCGGCAATTACTTCCGGCGTGGATGCCTCGACGCATTCCTCCATGAAATGGGTTGCATTGTGCCGGGGTGAGCCGTATTCCAAAACGAAAGCAACCTCCGCATTCGTTTTGCCCTTGCGCTTGGGGTCAGATTTACGATCCCGAATGCCACGTCCATTTGGACGATGCTTTCCAGCGGGGCTTACAAGAATGAATGGGTTGCCGGATTCCTTCCGCTCAAACAATTTAAACGAATCGGCGAGATCCCCAGAGTGCTGGGTAAAAACGGCCAGAACTTTTTCCCGCAGCCGCTCCCGCATAACTTCCGCCCCGGCGCGGATAATCCTGAGAAGATCATCGTCAGAGAGCTGCGCCTTGCGCTCATACGTCAGATCAAGACCCTCCACGCCGTTCACCCTAAACGATGCCATTACGCCACCTCCGTCTGAAGAATCGTCCGGAAGCAGCCGTAGTCCGGGTCGTAGCTGCTGCCCTGATCGGAATAGGGCAGCTCCAGCCCGTACAGCAGATCCGTCACCGCATCAATGATGGGATCCGGGAACTTTGCGGCCAGAATGTCCAGCTGCACCTTGGGAATTGCCGTCTGGGTGCGGTCGTCGCCGTCCAGCGTCCGGGAGCCGTAGGCCGACCACACCACGCAGGGGCGGACACCCGCCGGCGCGGCGCTCTGATAGCTGGCAGGAATCGCCGCTTTCAGAGCGTCGGAAAATTCAGTAAGTGTCATATGCGTCCTCCATTCGCATCAGGCTCAGCCATGTGACCGGCAGGCCGTCGCCGTCCTCCCCGGTCTGGGTCTGCTCCACCCGGTAGGTGTGGCCGCCCAGCCGGGCATAACCGGCAGCGGGTACGTCCCGATGCAGGGGCAGCTCCACCAGCTTGTCCACCCGGCTACCGTTGGCCACGGCCTCCCAGAAGCGTTTCGCGTAGACGGTTTTCTCGGCACACCATGCGTCAAACACCGGGACGAGGCACCCCGGCGAGGGAATGCCCGTGGTGTCCGGCATGGCGAGCAAAGAAATGGGCTTGTCGTAGATCACGTTGCCGCCTCCTCTTCGGTCGCGGCGCGCACCTTCCGATCCCGGATGATCTGCCTGAGCATCTCCGTCTTTCCTGCGCCGGTGACGCCATGCCGGTAGAGATACGCAGCATAGGTCATTTGATCCATGTCGTCCTCCAGCACGCCGGGAGACAGGACGATACCCATACCGGCGAAGGAATCCAGCGCATAGGTAAGCAGATACGTCAGGTACTTCAGCAGATCCGCCGGGATGGTAGAATCGTAATAGCCCAGGTTGGCTTTCAACAGGGCGAGCGCTGCGTCTGAGAATTTGAGATTATCAGCCATAGTGGCCTCCATTCTACGAAGCAGGCCGGCAGCAGTGCCGGCCTGTATGGTGTGAACATTAACCGCCGCCAGCAGTGGCCGCGACGAAAATTCCGGCAATGTAAGCCTTGGCTTCGGTCAGCGTCTCAAAATCCTGCTGCATACGCCAGCTGGAAAGATTATCCTCCATCACCTTGAAGGAGACGGCATTGTTCTTGGGGCTGAGCTCGCCCTGCTTCTTGGTATCGGCCTCCTGCTTCTCGGAGGAAGGCATGGCTTGAGCTTTGCGCAGGCAGGTCGCGCGGTAGATGATGGATTTCGTTTTCGTCAGGATCGGCTCGATAAAGCTCAGGCCGCCGGGCGTCGCCCGGTCAGAGCTTTTGCTTTCCATGCCGCCCTTATCACTGCCGGTCGCTTCGGTGTAGGTATGCCCGAACAACGTGGCGTTGACGGACAGCTCGGACATGGTTGTTTCGGTATCCAGCTGGGCAGAGACAAACACCTCATCTTCCACCTGTGTGATATCGTCGCCGGGGATGGACGCGGACGCTGTGGTGATGGACAGATAGCCCTTGACGGCAGCGCCCAGATTGATGGATTCGTTATAGGTGGGGTGGCTGCTTGCGGGCTCTGCCTTGATCGGCCAGAAGTCAAGCGTCTGCATACCCAGCGGCATTTTTACGATACTTTTCTGAATTGCCATTGGTTACTCCTTTCACGGTGCGCCGGGGTTAGACCCCGGCGCGGGAATTATTAGGTCTTGGCGGTCACGCTGGCACAGTAGCCGATGGAGATCACGCGGCCGTTCTCGTCCAGCTCCACCACCGTGACGCCGGAGCCGATAGGCGCGGCAATGCTCGTGGTGCCGGAGACGATGGTCGTCCAGCCCTTACCGGGGACGTCGCCCTTCGCAACGGCGGCGGGAGCGCCCACGAATGCCTTGAAGGTGTTGGAGGCGCTGACGGCACCCGCCACGGTCAGCTTGGTCTCGCCGGACTCAGCGCCTGCGGCGGAGGTCACCACCAGGGAGTTGGCGGGAGTGTTCACGTAGTCCGGGGCAAAGCGCATGGTGGTGGTCACCTCGGTATTGTCGTAGGTCGCGCCCACGAACGCCTCGCCGGAAACAGGCTGGCCGTCGTACCGGGCTGTACCCTTGTATACCGTCTTGTCCTGGAGGAAGAAGGGAATGTCGGAGGAAGCGAAGGTGCCGCCCTCGCGCTCCACCAGCAGGTACTCGCCGCAGTAGCCGCCGCAGATCATGTGATCGGGCATGAACTCCAGGGTGATGATCTCGCCGCCGATGACGGGCATGGTGTTTTCAATACCAGACAGCAGCGCCGCGTTGGAGTTAAATTCCAGGGCGCGGATCTGGAGATCCTGACGGGTCAGATCATTCATGACCCAAACTTTCCCGTCCGTGGTAAAGGTGGGCTTTGCCTTGGCCAGTGCCTGAAGCAGCGGGATAAAGAAGGCCGTGCCGTTCGCGGACGCCAGGTTAAGCTTCAGAACGTTGGAAGAATGCAGGTCAACCCAGTCGCCCTGGTTGTCACCCCAGTATGCAGGCTGCGCAGTCTGAGCCAGCCGGGTCATGATGCCCACAGGCATCTTGGAATTGGGACCCAGACCGAAGACGATGGCCTTGTCCAGGGCGTAGCCGATGGACTGACCCAGCATGTACATGATCTCCTCGCCCAGGGCGATGTCGGAGTCCTTCAGGATGTAGTTGTCGATGACGATGAAGCCGCCAACCTTGTAGCCGTCCGTCTCGATCTCGGAAATACGGAACTCCAAGCTATTGAGAGCGCCGGCCATTTCCATCCAGATGCCCTCGGGGCATTTGCCGATGATGTTCTGCCGAGCTTCACCGCTGACGGAGCGCAGGCGAACCTTGGAGATCAGCTTGGAATACTGGTTCAGGTTGTCCCGGAGAATATCCAGAACTTCCTTGGGAATCGTCAGCTGAGCGCCGGTAACGCTGCGGACGCCGCGGGAAGCCAGATCACGGATCCGCTGAAGGAACGTCTTGACGGGAGAGGAAGCATAGAACGCATCACGCTGGGTGCGGGACGCGAAGCAGCGGGAACGGCTGCGGAAGCGGCCGGACTCGGGAGCGGTCGCCGCAGGGGTACGGGAACGGGCAGGGGGATCGGCGGGAGGATCGTCCTCGGGGGCAGGCTCGCCGGCATCGACCTCGGCAATGAGGGCGTCCAGGTCAGCCAGCTCATCCACGAGGGTGCCGATCTGGTCATTAACCTCCGTCTGGGCGTCGGTCACTTCGGTGATCTGCTGCTCCAGATCTTCGGGGATGGCGTCCTCGACGGCGGCCAGCTGCTGGGCGAGTTCATCCTCCTGCGCCCGGAGCTGCTTGGCGCGGGTGCGCAGTTCGGTAAGCTTCTTGGCTTTCAGGGAACGCTGCTTTTTCAGCAGCAGCTTATTTTTTGCCATGGTGTTTTAATCTCCTTTTCAGTTTGGTTTTCCGGTGTTCCAGCACGCTGCGCCGCAGGGCGTCCCCGGAGGCAGAACGGGCGGAAACGTAGGTTTGTTCGTATGCGGGGAATGTGCAGACCGAAACCTCCCAGAGCTTGGAGATCTTCCGGATGGTGCGCCGGACGCGCCCATCGGGGAGATCGGTGTACTCAACGGAGGACTCCTCAAATCCAAAGGAAGCCTGATCGACGTCACCACGCAGGACGCGGGCACGCAGGGACAGGGCGTCCGTGTCGTCAGGGTTGATCTGGATGGTTGCGAAAAGTCCTGTATCGTCAATGGAAAATTCCAGGGTCTCCACGTTGTCATTGTGCCGGCCAAGGCACAGCCGGGGGTCGTGGTCAATGAGCGCCCGGACGTCGGTCATGTCGGCATTGTCAAAGGCGTGCCGGTCAACGACTTCCTCGCACCAATCGTCGATGTAGTAGGGCTGCCCAAAAACCACGAAATAGCCGGAGAGAGTCATGGGCTGACCTTCTGCCGGGTCTGCCGCCCGGAACTCTGTCCGGCGGCTGCGGAAAGCTTTATCAGGCATTGGTTTTGTCCTCCTTCGGGGCCAGCTTCAGCTGGTTACCGGACATATCATAAGGAATGTAGTTTTCAAGCACCTTGTACTCGGTAAGTCCCACGGGGTCGCGGTCGGCATCCTCCCGGACTTCATCGCCGTTTAGATAGCCCCGGTCGGCCATGGAGTTGTCGATGTCGATCAGGGTCTTTAGA